ATAAATAAAACTAACCTTTGTATAAAATGTGGCAAAGAAAAAAATGATCCGAGATGGATAATGACAGAATATTGCTCCCTTAAATGCTGGCACGAATATCATTTCCCGCTTAAAAATTATTCTTACTAAAAAAATGATTGCCGAAATTACTCGTATAGACCAATTTAAGAAATCCCGAAATCCAAACGAAATCTTTAAAAGAGTATGTTTTAAACTTGAAAACGGTAGTTGGGCCAAAACGGATTTAGTCATAGGTTTTAGGAATTACCGGCGCTGGGAAAAGATATTAAAAATAGGAAATGTTTTGTTCAATCTTAAAATGAAAGACGAACATTGTGTGGATGCGGATAGCTATCCCAGACTATTGGAGGGTAGAAAAAGAAACTTGCCAGAAATAAATCTAAATAATCCTCGAGAATTTTCAAAAGTATGTCTATAAAAAAGAAAATGAAATACTCCAATTATAGAGAAATTCTAACATAACAATAGATTTTTTAATGGGCAGGCTTCCTAATCGCACTTATCGGGCTATTAGGCATAGATTGGAAACCCTGCGGATTAAAAAATCCAATAGCACCTTAAAAAAATGAAGGAGGAATAGGAATGAAAAAATATGAAACCCAAGAAGTAATACAGAAATTCGTAGAAATTGCAAAGAAAACAAAAGTGCTCGCACCATTGAATATCCAGCCCCCGCAGATACCAAAATTCAAAAGAGACGAAGAAGAATTAGTAATACTATTATCAGATTGTCACATAGGACATAAAACCAGAAGTTTCAATAGCAAAGTATTCAAAAAACGCCTTGCCAGATATTTCCGAGCCATAGAGATTATTATGGAAATCCAACGAAGCGCCATCCCCATCAAAATATGCAATGTTTTCATTTTGGGCGATATAGTCCATAATGATTTACTTGGAAGATATGTAACTTTAGACGAACTTGAATCTCCCGTCATCGACCAATTCATCAATGTAGCCGTGCCAGAAGTCAGCAATTTTCTAATGTCTTTAACTGGGCTTTTTGAAAAAGTAAATGTCTATGGTATTAGAGGAAATCACGGCATTGTCCATAAATATGCTGGACTATCAACCAATTGGGATTATGTAATCTATAAATTCATTGAAACTCGGCTTTCACAACAAAAAAGAATTTCCTTTGACTTTCCAAAAGATTTTTTCAAAATAGTCAGAATCCAAAACCACAACTTCCTATTGGTTCACGGCGACCAAATTCCAATGCATTTAACACTTCCTTGGTATGGCACTACTACAAGAGCAATGAGATGGCAAGGTTCAATGCCAAAAAGATTTGAATATCTATGTTTAGGACATATCCATCATCCGAGTATAGTAGCCTGGAACGAAATGGAAATAATCCAAAATGGATGCTTTGTAACTGACGACGAATGGCTTAGAAAAACCCTGGGGCTTAAATCAGAAGCTAAACAGATAATCTTTGGAGTTCATCCAAGAGTAGGTATTAGTTTCAGATACACAATAGATTTGGAACATAAAGAACAAGGAGGTAAGCAACAATGAAGGAAATGAGCGAAGATGAAAAGAGATTCGTTGATGCTATGCTTTTGTTAATCGTGGAAGATTTGAAATCGCTGATAGTATCAGCCAACTGCCTAAAAATAAACAGAATAGATGTAAATCTCTATGGGGCGGTCTGCCATATTAGAGACATCGCTTCGGCTATCAAGGAAAACCTTGAAATGTGGTCAGCATATCAATTCTGTAAAAATGCAGGAATAGAAATCATCTGCACAATAGATGAAGACACAGGACTTCCAATGTTCAGGGAGAAACAAAAATGGGATAGGGCTTTCAACAATAACCAGAAAAGAAAGGCGATGATAGTATGATAGAAAAACTAATTGAACAAATCTGCAGAAGATGTCCTTATTTCAAAAAAGGATGCTGGTTTGACGAAGGCGATTCAATAACTAAAATCCCTTGCGAAGCCTTGCGAATCTTGGCATTAGAGAGAATGCGACTGAAAATGGAATCCTCCAAAATCCATAAGGAGGGGAAAGAATGAAATGGAAAGGGTTTCTATTCGTAGTGTTAATACATTTAGCACTTAAAAGTCTTGCAATCTATCTACTATGGCTATTGTTAGCCCCTTTAGTAGATGCCAAGCCAATGTCAATTTGGCTGGCAATACTGGTTGCTCTGGCTTCAATGCTATTCTCATTACGGATAGAAATTAAAGAGAAATAATCTCTTTTCCCTCCCTTTTTCTGCAAATATGAATCGTATTTTATTAAAAACTATTATTTATCGGATTTTAACTATTGCCTTTGATACAATTATATTCTTAATTTTTAAGATGCCTTTTGAGATTGCCCTTTCTGTCGCCTTTTTAATTGAAGTGGTGGAACATTCACTTATTTATTTTATTTTTGAAAATTTGTGGGAAAAATATATAAAAGGTCGTCAAAAATAATTAAAGAATTATGGCATTTCTATTTGAAACAAAATCAAATGATTTAGAAACTCAGATTGAAGAATATAAAAAATGGAAAAAGAAAAAAAGTGAAGATTATCTTAAGAGCAGAAAATCGCCTTTTAGATGTTCAAAATGTGGGAGAGGAATGAGCGAAAGAATTTGGAAATTCCAAAAATACGAAGCTAAGATAGAACCAACCTGTAATAGATGTTATCTCAAAGAAACAGGATTTTATGAACAAGATAAAGAAAAAGAAATAGTATTTATGCAGATGAAAAATAAAAAAAGGTCGGCAATAAATAAAAATAAAATAAAAGAAAAATAAAAATATGATTACAATAAAATTACCATCACCTGATGAATTATCAATTGAGGATTGGTTTGAACAAATGGAATTAGCACTTTACCACGCCAAAAAGGCATATGAGAAATTTAGTAAGGATATGGAAGAGAAAGAGAAAGAACATATCTGTATGTATTTTCGTTATCCCGAAATGGAAAACAATAAGAAATTCCACGATTTAACAATGAACGAAGAAATACCCTTTGAGGATACTCAAGAAATTGAATTGGTAATAAGTTATTAAAAGATGAAAAATAAAAAAGAGAATGGGCACAAAAACTTATTATAGAAAATGTCAAAAATGCGGGAATTTGATGCCTTATTTAATTTACTTTTTAGGTAAAAAAGAAAATGCAAAATTGACTGAAGAAGATAAAAAATTATGTTATCAATGTTATTTAGAAAAATATCCATATAGACATCCTAAAGATTTTAGAGATTTTAAAACTCTTAAAAGAATAAAATAAAAGATATGTTTAAAAATTTTTTCAAAAAAAGATTTTACCGGCAAATAGTATCCAATATACAGAAAAAAATTTGGATAATTGAGGCGGAAATTGCAGAACGGAAAAAAAACCTTGATCTCTTAGAAGAAGAATACAAAAAAAAGAAAGATTTTATTGAATTAAAAAAGAAAGGAGAAAAGATAGATATGGATGCGATTCAGAAAGAGATAAAAGCCAATATTGATTTGGAACAACAAATAAAAAACAAAAAAAATGAGATTTCTGGTTTAGAATTAGAAGGTATGCAGATTTATTCATCTATGGATTTTTTGAAGAAATATATTAAAAAATTATGAATCCAAAAAAGGAAAAAGGCCGCCGATTAGAATTAAAGGTGGCAAAATTGATAAGAGAAAAATTGGGAATTAGGGCGACAAGGAGTCCTTATTCAGGAGGCGGAGAGATTAAGGGGGATATTCTCTGTCCGGACTTACCCTATCATTTTGAATTAAAAAATCAGGAGAAAGTTAGAATTTGGAAAGAATGGCAAAATATCAGAGATTTCAAAGACCCGGTTTTAGTAATTAGTCGAGCCAATGCTCCAATTTTAGCAGTGATAGATTTTGAAAAGTTTTTAGAAATTGTTATCAAGGCCAGAAAATTTGATAAATATATAATTATTGAAGAAAAATGAAGAAAGAGACAATTCAAATCTTATTATTATGGCTCGGAATAATGATAGTTTTAATTTTAGTGGTAAGTGGTTTGGTTTATTGGCTAAAAATTTTCGGGATATTAAAATAAAAAAGGTCGATAAACCAAAAATGAAAAATGGCAACAAAAAAACAAAAAAAATTTGTTAGGGGTGTTTTCAAGAATGTTGGAAGGGGCGAGAAAAAAAGCTTGGGTAAAATCGCAAGAGAATCTGGTTATTCAGAAGGTTCAAGCGAGCAACCCGGCAGAATTATTAGAGCTAAAGGAACAAGAGATTTAGCAAATAAGTTAGGCATTACTGAACAATTTCTATTAACCTGTTTGAAAGAGGATATTAAAGCAAAAAAAGGGGATAGAGGAAGAGAATTAGATATGGGATTTAAAATTCACGGTTCTTATGCCCCAGAAAAACACGAAATAGAACCAGGAGAATTACCAATTAAAGTTATTATAGAAAAAGGTGATCCAACAAAAGGAACGAGAAAAAAGAGTTAAATTGTTTGAGGAGCAATTTGATGCTTTTAATTTCACTACTCAATTTGGAGCAGTTATTGCTGGTGTTCAATCAGGTAAAACATTTTTGGGCGCCCATTGGGCAGGAAATAAAATAACAAAATTTCCAGATAAAAATGGTTTGATCTGCGCCCCAACCTATAAGATTCTGCAACAAAGCACATTAGAGAAATTTTTTCAAGTTTGGCCCGAATTAAGAAAATATTATAAAGAGCAAAAGGGAGTGATTGAATTGCCGAGTGGAGGAAAAGTATTTTGTCGGTCAGCCGATCAACCATTAGGAATTGAAGGAATGACAATTTATTGGGCTTGGCTTGATGAGGCAGGAATGATGCCGAGATTAATCTGGGCAATAGTGAGAAGTAGGGTTTCATTAACCAGTGGGCAAGTATTGATTACTACAACTCCATATAATTTAGGCTGGCTCTATCAGGAATTTTATATTCCTTGGAAAGAAAAAAGAGATAAAGATTTATCAGTATTTACTTGGCGGTCAATTGATAATCCTTTTTTCCCGAAAGAATTTGCTCTAAAAGAAAAAGGAAGATTAAGAACTGAAGAGTTTGCCCGGCGCTACGAGGGAGAGTTTAGAAAAATGGAAGGATTGGTTTATGATTTGCCACCAGAACAGATTATCCCCCCGTTAGAAAATATAACAAGAAAGGCAGAATTTATCGGAGCAGGAATAGATTGGGGCTTTAGAAATCCAGCAGCAATTGGTGTAGGGGCTTTATATGACAATGCTTGGTATGTTATTGGCGACTGGAAAGAAACTGAAAAAACTACTGCCGAAATTATTCAGATATTAAAAAATCAAATAAGTGAATTCAGAATTCAAAGAATATATCCTGATCCGGCAGAGCCAGACAGAATCAAAGAATTAAAAGATGCGGGCATAAATGTAGCTGATACCAATAAAGATATCAAAGGAGGAATCAGCACCATTCAGCAAAAGATTAAAGATAAAAGATTTTTTGTTTTTAATACTTGCCAGAATTTTCTTGATGAAATAAATAGTTATCACTATCCAGAAGGCCAAGAAGGAAAACCATTTAAAGACGAGCCAGAAAAGATTAATGATCATTTAATGGATGCGATGAGATATCTGATTCATTCCTATCAGCCAGAGAAACCGATGATAATGCCCCAACCGGGGCCTGGTATAAAACCTTATTTTCCAGAATTAGGAATATGAACTATATAGTCCAATGTAAATTTTGTGGGGCAATATTATTGAAAACAAATAATCCATTAATTGGTATATTGCCAGGAGAAATTAAATGCCCCAATCCTAATTGTAAAAAACTTTTAAAAATGCCAAATGATATAATTATTAATTTAGAAAAAAGGCGGAAAGGTCTTGACAAGGCTTCTGGGGATAGAGTAAAATAGAATAACAAGTGAATATTGTTGGGTAGAAGCCTACGGGCCAGAGCCTGTGCTTACGAGCCAAAATCTTTGCCAATAATTTTTAGATTGTTGGTGGAGATTTTGGCTTTTTTGTTTTATGGCAGAAGAATTTAAAAAAACTCCTTTAATAGAAAAACTCAATACGGAATGTAGCGTAGCTTTGGAATTTCAAAAAAGGAAGCACGAACATTGGAAAGATAATTATACTCTTTACCGGGATTTCGTAGAAGTGAATAGATTAACCCAAAGGCAGGCAATCAATTTTCCGATAATGAAAGAAACCATCGGGACTTTATTAAGTGGGATTGATGATCCACCCAGTATTTATTTCAAATGCTTGGAAGAAGGAGATATCGGTAAAGAAAAAGAAATAGTAATTAATGAAGTTTGGGATTATGACTATGGCAGATTAAATCTTGAAGGGCTTGATGTTTTGGATAAAAAAAATGTTTTACTTTGCGGCCGTTCTTTTAAAAAATTAAATTTTCTAAATGGAGAATTTTATACTGAGGTTTTAGATAATCACGATGTTTTGGTTGATCCAAAAACCAATCCTCTTAATTTAGAAACTGCTCGCTGGGTAGTCCATCAGCATATTTTCAAACCATTAAGAGATATTTTAGCTAATCCAAAATATACCGCAGAAGGCAAACAAAAACTGAAGGAATATTTAGATACCAAAGAGGGGATACTTAAAAGCGCAGACACCGAAGAAACTTTGGAGGCCAAACAAGAAAGATTGAAATTGCTCGGAGTAGAGAACTTTGAAGAATTTGGAGCTTCCGATGTGATTTGCGAATTAAAAGAACATTATACCTATATCTGGAATGAAAAAGAGAAAAAATTTGTGCGCCATATAGTAATCTATGCGATGGATTCAGTAGAACTTTTTAACAAACCATTAAAAGAAGTTTTGGGCGTAGAGTTTTATCCCTTTGTTACCTGGGGAGATGATATAGATATTTCTGATTTCTGGTCAGATGGGAAAGCCGATTTGGTTAGAGTGCCAAATAAAATTTTAAATATCTGGCTTTCGCAATTATTAGAAAATAGAACACTGAGAAATTATTCAATGTTTTGGTATAACTCCTTAATTACTGGTTTTATTCCCCAGACTTATGAGCCAAAACCTTTTGGAATGTATCCTTCTCCCGGCGACCCTAATCAACTTATAAAACAAATTACAATCCCAGATTTAGGCGGAACGATTGAGGAAATGGCTTTTATTAGAAATATTGTAGAAAGGGCTACCTCAACACCAGTAGTCGAAAAAGGAATTTCAGAACCAGGCCAACAAACAAAAGGAGAAGTATTTTTGTTAGCAACTAAAGCAACAAAAGGAAAATCTGTTATTGTCAAGGCCTATCAGAGATCTTGGAAAGAATATGCTGAAAAATGGTTTGCGATTATAGATGCCAATACTCTTACTACCAGTTCTTTGAAATTGTATAAAGAATCTTTTTCGGGCAAAGTTTTTGAGAAAGAAGTTAAAGCCAAAGATTGGAAATCAAAAGCAGGATATAAAGTAAAAGTTCTATCAACTTCTGAACAGGAAGAAGAAAAAACAATAGCAATTCAAAAATGGACAATTATTAAAAATCAATACCCAGATAATTTAGCTTTACAGAAAATAGCCAATAGAAGAATTTGGGAGATTCTTGGATTAACTCCTGATGAAATTAAAGAAGCGATGGCCTTTGAAGAACAAAAAATGAGAATGCCATTACCACAACCACAATTAACACCAACGGGATTAGGCACTCCCGCTTAAAATTATGGAACTAATAGATAAATTTTTATCAATAGTATTATTGAAGGATCGGGGAATAAATTCCTACGAGGATTTAACTAAAGCAGAAAAGGAAGTTTATGAACAAAAGAAAAAAGAAATTAAAGAAAGTTTGGAAGAGATGACCATTCCAAAATTAGAAGGATTCATAAAGGATTTGAAGGAGGTTTTAAAAAAAGAATTATTAAAGTGCGAAAATCCTCGAGAAAAAGATTTATTTTTAAAAGCGAGGCTTAACAATTTAGAAGATATATTAGGAATTATCAATCTTCCGGAGACAATAAAAAAGTCTATGGAAGGACAAATTAAAGGCCGAGAATAAATTAAATAATTTAATATTAAAATGGCAAAAACTTATAAAGTAAAAGGATTTACCCAAAAAGGTGGAGTGAAAGTCAAAGCCCAAACCCGGAAAGCTCCTAAATTAAGTGCTGCCGAAAGAAAAAGAAGAGGAAAGCAAGCACTATCAACGCTTTTGCCTGCAGCAATTAAATGGGTTGGAGAGGTAGGATTTGATGAAGCAGTTAAGAAATTATCTAATGCGACGGGAATTAATAACCCAAAAATGTTGGCAGGTTGGCTAAAAGGCCAGGCGAAGAAAAAGGGAGTATTATCAGCGAAACATAAATATGTGGGTAGGAAAGGATTCAGGAAATATCCAGCACAATATAAAAGATTAGGCCCGGCAAAATATAAACAATTCCTAAGAATGAAGAGGGTTTAAAAATATGCCTTGGAAATTAATAACCTATAAAACAACACCAAAAGGACATACGGGTAAATATTGTGCTCAGAATTTAAGGACTGGAAAACTTTATTGTTCAAAGACAGTAGCGGGACGGAAAAAAATGATGGAACTTCACGAGAGATATTATGCTATGGGGAAAAAGGGCAAACAATCCAAAGTAAAGATTAGAAAACAAGCCAAAAAAATTTTGACTTGGAAAAAAAGAGCTTAAGGTCGGAGGCTCTAATAATTAAATTTTATTTTTAAAAATGGCCAGAAAATTATCTGCCTATAATAAATTTATTGGTAGGCAATTAAAAACGGGTAAAAGTTTTAAGCAAGCAGTTAAAGCGTGGAAGGCCAAAAAGGGATAATATTATGACAAGATCCAAATCCAAAAAAACAATTGAAAAAGGAATAGAAGAAGATCCAAAAGCTATGTTAAAGCATTTTGAGGAAATGGCCAAAGAGGCCAAAACTCCCGAAGAGCTTGAAAAGGCGAACTTTTGGATTACGCATTATAGAAATTTGATAGAAAAAAAATAAATGGTCGTGAGGACAAAACCTCATTAAAAAATGAAGCAATTTAATTGTTCGACACAAAAGTCGTTAAAATGAAGCTTATGGTAGAAGAAAAAAAACCAAAAGCCGGTGAGGAAGCACCAAAGACTCCAGAGGAGAAAACCTCAGAAGAAAAAATCAAGGTTCTGAAAAAAGAAAATGAATCTTTAAGGATTCAAAAAGAACATTTCAGAACCCAGGCTCAAGAGTTAGGGAAAGAACTCGAAGAGCTTAAAATAAAAGCTTCCACTCCTTCTGATAAAGATCTCTCTAAAGAGATTGAGGATTGGGAAATGCTTTCTCCAACGGAGCAAAGACTGATTAGAGAACAGATGACTCTCAAAAAGGAAATCGAAGTCCTTAAAAAGATTTCTACTAAAGCTGACACACAATTGCAGTGGAAAGATAATTTCTCTAATGTCGTGAGAATATACCCTGAACTTCTTAAAAAAGAAAGAGAGTTCAAGGAACATTGCGAAAAATTAGGGATTATTTCTCCCACTCAAGAGCAAATGGAAGCTTTAGCAAAATCATTCCTTTTTGAAGAAGCTGAAGAGATAGGAGCAAAGAAAGAAAAAGAAAAAGCCGAAAGGCCGGGATTAGAAACTGCAACTGGCGGAGAAAAGCCATTACCTTCTCCCGAAATGAGTTTAGCAGATATAAAAAGATTAAGAACGGAACATAACAAAGAATATCTGCGATTGATTAGGGAAGGCAAGATTAAGAAACTTCCAGAGGAATAAAAATTTCGGGAGCAAAAAGTCGCAGAAGGAGAGATAAATTAAGTTTGTAAAATGGCACAAGATTTAACTAATGCTATTGCAGAAGGCTTTTCTGAAAAAGTAATTGAGAGATTTCTTAGAGCGGCAATTGCTCCCGACATAACCAACGATGATTATGAGGGAGAATTGAAAGCCGGAGGGATTAAAAGCCTAAGGATTTTAACTTTGGGCGAAGTTGGATTACAAGACTATACTGTTTCGACCGATATGGATCCATCTGACTTAAGTATTTCTAAGGAAACCTTTACACCCGAAAAACAAAGAGCCTACTATTTCAAGATTGATGATTTGGAGGCTTTTTGGTCTAAGATTAAGGATTTGAACGGTAAATTCACCAA